ATCTTCGGCTTGATCATCCGATTTCCTAAAAGGCACCTGGGCGTATACCGGCATGGCTGCGACCGCGATTCCCTCGTTGTCGATCGCAAGCTCTACCGAGCAAAAGACCTGTACAACGCGTACGACACGCGCCAAGTATTTCTGGATCGCAACCATCCGGACGCTTCTGGCCTGCATACCGTCCTCAGTCCGTGGCACATCAAAGGCCGCTACCTGCCCGAACCGCCGCCGCTGTGGTTCCGCTTCCTCTGTGGCATGCTCGGGAGCGATTGGACGAAGCTGCCAAGCGCACAGAAACGCGCCCCATTGAAAGAAAAGCACCCTGCCGTAGTCCCGCTACTCCGAATGAAGCCAGAGGACGCCATACGCGCTTGGCGCGTCCTTAACGAAACGGGGGAAATCTGATGCAACTTGCCCCCCTGATCCTCGCCGCTATCCTCCTGACTAGCTGCGCAACCATGCGCGATAGGGAAGGGCAGGCCATGGCATGGTTTGACTGCCTCACTCAACACGATGGTAGGTACTGCTTAGCCAAGTATTAAAAAATAAATGTTACAGTAACAAAAAAAGCTTGTAATTCTTGATGCCTTTGCTATAATAACGTTACCGTAACGAAAACAAAGGGGTGACAAAATGGATATTGATAACGCTTACCTGGCCGAAATTTCGGAACTAAGGAACGACATTTATAAAAATCCGGAATCGGGGGAAGAGCTAGGAGAACAGGCGTTAGGTGTTTTTCGTCTCTGGATGCGAGTGGCTGGTTATTTGTCTGATGACGAAAACGATACTATCGCTAGCATGCGTGAATACGCTTTTGACGTTTTGCGGTTCGGTTCCGACATGTACGCAAAGGCGTGTGGACAATGAAGTCAACGGACGAAAGCGCCAAAAAAACTCCCGATCTTCTCAAGCGGCCACCTGGACGCTATCGCATCGTCCTTGACGATAAAAATATATTTAGTTAAAGTAACAAAAAATGCTTGACTCTGTTCAAGCCTTTGCTATAATTACGTTACGGTAACGAAAACAAAGGATAAGGAAATGTCATATACATATAAGCGTTATGAAAAATCGTGCGAGTTGCTACTACTTGCGTCACAAAGCGAGTATGACGATTTATATAAGTTTGGCTCAACGCCGCAATATCGAGAACTTCCCACGGTGGCAATGACTGCGATTTGCTTACGGCTGCACGAGTTGCTTCAGCGTGGCGCAAAATGAAGGTCAAAGACAAAAGCGCTAAGCAAACGCCGGATTTATTCAAGCGTCCTCGTGGACGTCCGTCCAAAGGCGATGCGGCCCTCACCGGTGCGCAACGGGTCGCGAAGTTGCGCGCTGACCGTAAAGCCGCTGGCCTTTGCCCGTGTTGCGGCCAAAAGATGCCTGTCTAACCGTGTTCCCGACCAAAGCCTGTAGCGCGTCAGCGCGGTCAGGTTTAGCGGAACATGGACGGCGGTTTTTTCGTGATCGAAGAAAACACGACTACGGGCCGGCAGGCCCAACTCCCCGTAACGCGTTGCCCGGACTCCTTCCTGAATACCGCTTTTGACTTGGCGTCTGATGCCAAAAACTCCCCAGCCGTTAGCATGATGGTCGTTAATCGGCTTCCTCTGGTTCAAACGGGACTTGACAACCGTTCCGTTCTTGAACTACATTTCGCGTGTTCCGTTTTGGGACTACTCAATCAATTCTCGAAAGGTCAAGAAAATGCGTGTTCATGCGATCGGTGTTAAACGAATGGGTGGTATCGGTAAAGAGTCTGGCCGTGCCTTCGACTTTTCCCAGCTGGAAATCCTGCGCCCCCTCGAAGTCGTAGCCAGCGAGAAATTCACCCTTCAAGGCTACGGCTACGAGACAACCAAGCTCGATCTGTCTAACGACTGCCTCTCCAAGTTCGCTGATGTTCGTTTCCCGGCTGTCCTTGATCTGGTTGTCTCGACCGAACCCGGACGGCAGGGCTTGCGCTCAGTCGTAACCGGCTTCACGCGTGCCGCTGACCTCAAAACGGCGGCCTGATCGTGGAAATCCACGTCATCAGTCTTGAAGATGTCCAGTTCGAGTTGGTTTGCTACCTGATCGGACTTGGCCCCTTTTGCGCTCTTAGTTACAGGGTTAGCTGATGTTGCGTATTTCCGAACCGATCTACTGCCGACTTGAAGTCCACGAAGCGGCCTGCGCTGCTTTCCACTGGTCTTTTACGCAATGCCTGTTTCCTGCCGATATCGAGCGCTTCATGTCCGATGTACGCAGCACCTTCCAGCCGCTCCGCAAACAATGAGCATTTCCGCCTGCCTAACCTGCCGCCACGCCCGGAAGCCTCGTACGCTTCCGGCTGGCGTCGTTCTCTGCTCAATCAGCGGAAACGAAGTCGCTACGCTTCACGTCTGCCATGGTTGGGACTCGCTTTTCTCACGTTTGCAGAATGAAGAGGCGGGGCAGGGTGGGAAGCGGTACGGATCAGTTACACGTACCGAATCGCTCATTAGTGAGCAAAATTATCATGGCTGATCGCGTGCGACCCTGCATTTTCTGCGACTGGATCACCATCCGGCAGACTCACGATCAGCCTGTACCGGTTCTCAATGGCGGCTACGTCGTTAGCTTCGAACCTGAAGCCTTCAGCAAAAGCTGGCAGATTGACGAAGAAACCGGCGAAACCAAGCTTGCTCCCATGTTCGATGCCACTAAAGCCGAATACACCACGCATAAGCGCATCGAGCACGAAGGCTCGTACGAAACGAAGATCAGCGTCAGGTCAGACGGCTACACCGTTGAACTGTCCGGCAACGTTTCCCGTTTTGGCCGTCCCGATAACCTCTTCGGCCTGACCGTCTTGGAATGCTTCAACAAGGCAAACCAGTTGCTCGAAGCCTTGGGCCTGCCTCCATTTACCGAACTTACGGACCTGACGCCAATGGCACGAACCGACACCCATACAGCAGGCCAGAGCATTGCCCACATTACCCGAGTCGATATCACACAAAACCTTTGCTCAGGCAGCAAGGACAAGGCGTTGCGTTATATCCATTCAATGGCCGGTCAAGCAAGCATGGCGCGAGGGAAGGGGAACAACGCGCCCAAAGGCTACGGCAACGGCGTCACATGGAACGAAGGGTCAAAACGTTGGTATTCCAAGCTCTACTACAAGGCTGACGAACTTGGAAAGTATGCCAGCGAGCAATTGAAGAAGATGTGCGAGGAACTTGGCGTAGTCCGTTTTGAAATCAGTTTGAAGGCGAGGGAATTGGCCGACCTTGGCTTAAACAGAATCCTGCCGTGGTGTCGTGTGAAAGAGGGAAAATCAATGGCTGAAATCATCTATGGAAAGTTCTCGGAAGTCTTGCGCCGAAACAGTGTTTCTACGCTTGAATTATCGGACATTCCCGGCAAGCTTGGCCTTGTTGCTCAAGCTTATCTGAATGGCAATAACCCCATGGCTACGACTGCCAAAAGTACTGCTAGGCGGTGGCGCAGAGCCCTGCTCGAATACGGCATCGATATCAAGGTTCCTCTCGACGTTACCCGCCTGTCTGCTCGCGTCGTAGTCATCGAACTCCAGCCGCTCGCCGTTCCCGATTGGTACTCATTTGAAGCCGCCTAAATGCTCACCGATCAACAACTGGAAACGTTAGTCAATGCCATTCTCTGGCCATCTCTTCTATCAGGCTTGGTGTTTGGCGTAGCTCTTACGTATGCCGTCCTGATGTCTATTGCCTTGTACCGTCACTGGCGAAACTGAAATGGAAACCATCCCCCTACAAACAATCGTCTGGATCGCCGCGCTTTTCTTCGCATTCGCGCTTGGCTTCTCAACAGGGTTCAAGCCATGACAACACAAGACATCGTAGAGCTAAGCGGCTGGCTGATTGCCGCATGGTCACTCGGATTTACTGGCGGATATCTGCTAACTAAATTCAAACACGCCGTGAACATGACGGTTTAAGGCTCCACCCCCTGCCCCATGCGTAAGCGTGGGGCAGGGGGTAGGGCTTTTCCTGCCGCTAAATCAACTTCTCTCGAAAGGGGAAAATCATGCAAAAAAACCGCGTTCTCGTCGGCGCACTGCTCGCCGTTGGTTCTGTAGCCGCACATGCAGCGCTGCCCACTGAAGCCACTGCCGCGTTCACGGCATTGTCGGGCAACGTTACCGACGTTCTGGCCGTGATCTGGCCGATTGTTACTCTCGGCGTCGGCGGCTTCGCGCTCATCAAGCTGTTCAAGAAGGGGGCATCTAAGGCTATCTAAACCTTTTTTCCGGGGGAGTGTCCAGACTCTCCCGGAACCTCAAACAACCAAGGAAGCGCAATGAGAATCGTACGCCAGACTCTTTATTTTCTGATCGGTTTTTTATTGGCGTCCGTTGTCACGGTTAGTTACGCTGAAACGATTACCCCGACAGGTGGCGGCGTTCCGGGGTATACGTGCGGCTCGGGTTCTTGGGGCGCTACTGTTACCCAGGCGTGTCAAAGCATGCCGGCTTGCGTAGGTCGGGAGCCTGAATGCGGCGTCTCGTCGGGCTATTGCTATCACGGCGGCGTTAC